CTTCTCTACCAGGGCGTTATTGTAGAGCCCCGAATCGAGAAGCTGATACTTCGGCACCCGCACTCGATTCCCGATCCAAGCCGCTTCTTCAAACCGGCGGCATTTGGCCGCACAAAAATCGTCGAGACTCACGAGTTCCGTGTAGATTTCCCCAGGGTCTACTTCATCATGCTCGTCGAATCGAATGACTTGCCCAGACTCGCACATCCCGGTCTTCACGATACCGAGACCGAATAGCGAATCAATAATCCACCGGCGGATCGTATCGGTGATATGATTCTTCCGACCCTGCTTGTCCAGGGCGAGACCGAGCATCTCCCCGTACTCACGGTACGCCGTGAAGTCGCACGTAACAACGTGCTTCGGGAACGTCATCACGATGTTGGGGACCAACACGCGAATAGCGTTGAAGATCAAATTCAGGGGCTCGTCACCGATGGTACCACGTTCCCGGTCATAGTACTGCCCGACGTAATTCCGCAGGAACATGAGCCGTGCCTTCCGAAAGTTCGCCGTCTGACGGAAACCACGCCGAACAGCCTCCTGGAGTTTTCTGGGCGTTACATTAGCAGGCATGAGTTATCTTCCCGAAAGTTGAAGCTCCGTCGCTTCCGGAGCGAGGCCCGATTCCGATCTCTCCGACGTTTAAACATACGCAAACGACCACCGATGGAATTGTGCGGCACTGCGATTTCTTCATCGGAAGACGGCTTCAGTTCGCCGACCGCAAGCAGGGCCAGCATGTCCGAAATCACGCGATCTCCGTGGCACATCCGGGCCTCGTTCCCCTCCTTGACAAATTCGGCCGGGCCGATGCCCCCGCCGTCATAATGGACGTACGTGAGACACTCGTCCAGAGCGGCGTCACTATGGTTGATGAAACCCCCGTGGGCATACGCCCGCCGAAGAATCCCAAGGGCCTCGTGCTTCTTGGTGTTCGAACTATGCCAACCGTATCGTTTGCTCCGCTTCTCCGCGATCATACCCGAGGACTTGTCCACGTAGTACGACGGGTATTTCATCACCCGCACGATCTGTCGCCCAAAATCCCACCCCGGTCCTTGCATCTCCCAGATAATGTACGGTCGCTTCTTTCCACCGAGCCAAATCGCCGCCGCGCAAACAATCCGGGCTAAATCGTACGGCGGTGTATTGGCGTCGGCAAACTCGGCGATCTTCTCACGGGTCTCCACACATACGACTGAGAGCGCCGAGTTCGAAGCTCCTTGCCCCTTACTGATGTCACACCCTATCACGTAGGTTCGGGACTGATCTGGCCGGTTGTTGACCAGGTGAGTCCACAGCCGCCAAGGACCATTTCGAGTCGCTCGAACGAACTGCCGCTGCGATCGCATGACGATTTCCGCAATCGCCGCCTCGGCCACGGATTTGTCGAAGTCGATTTTCCACGTAGATAGTGCGGGCCTCGCGAACAATCGCCGATGTTTTTCGATATTCTGGGCTTCAAAAAACGTCTCGCCCGAGCCGATGTGATCGGCCAAAATTTCGATCGCGATTTCCTTCGGCGTCCGCTCCTTCTCCTGTTGGTTATACCACGGAGAACGAATCTCCCACTTGCCCGTTGTCTTATTCCGCTCCACGTACCGACCCACACCCTTCTCGGGATGGTCCCAGTACATGAGCGGAAAGACCTCGACTTGGCCGGACATCCGCCACTTCGAGAAGGCCGTACCCGCCCCATTTGGCGTTGAGTTGGCCAACCGGCAGGCGGTCACATCCTTGGTCGATCGCTTAATATCCTCGCCGTTGTCCATCTTCGCCATCTCGTCCAAAAGGACCGCTGTGCGTCGATCGGAGGAACCGGCGGTCGCATTGGCCGACTCACCATCGATTCGACTGCGATTGACGAGATTGAGTAGGTGCATCCGCTTTCGATCAATCGGAGGCAACATCCACTCGGGGAGCCAACGGTTTATGTAGTCGTGCTTGCCGAAGAGAGTCCCAGGGTCCGAGCCTGCCTCACCCGCCTTCCCAAAGGTGTCCACGCAGTCCTCCTTCCTGGAAATCTCCAGGAAGGTACGATCGGCCCGAAACAGCCATTGATGATGAAGAACGCATACATGATCCCAGGTCGCCCCCATGTCACGAGACTTGTCCGTGAGCAGATCGAAGCCCGTATCGATCGCCTCCTGAATCCGCAGAATGTGCCGGTCCTGAATCTCCCAGGTCACAAAGGGAACGTGCGACTCGCTCGGCCGGGCCTGTCGCACCTTACCATCAGGCTCCATGATGAATACGCGATAGGTGAACGCAGCGAAGTTCACCCAGAAGAGGACAGACAGACTGCAAGCGGTGTACAACTCCCGTTGCAAACCTTCGTCGTTCTCCGCGTCAGCCAGAAGCCTCGCTCTCCACTCCAGGTTGCGAACGGGGTCCTTGGGGACTTTGAGACCCGTCACCGGATCGGTCCACAGGTCCCGCAGCAGCGGGAACGGAGACGACAGCTTCGGCTGCATCGTTGAGCTTGTTTCTGGCAAGTTCGCTTACCTTCTCAGCCGCAGTCATGCGACCCTTCTCTTCCGGAGTCGCCAACGGAGCCTTGCCTTCCAACCGCTCATAGATCAGTTGGATTGCCCAGGACTCCGGCTTGTGTACGACCTCAGTTCCATCCTTACCGATCACACTGTATCCCAGGGCCTTCTTCCACAAAACCGCCGCCAGCACTTCTGCCCGCGTGAGAGCATTCCCGTCGTCGTCCAGAGTCTCGACCTCTTCCGCCAGGGCACGGAGATGCTTGGTCAAGGTCTGACGATCAAACTTCTTGCGACGGATTTTTGGCGGTCGTTTCATTCATCACCCCGTTATCTACGGACAGGGGACCCAGAGTCGGACTCTGACTATCGGCATCCGAAAAGAACGGACTGATCTTCTCGGGTTCTGGCAGGGAGCGTGTCCTGGTCCAAAGCCCCATCAGTTGGTTCTGTAACTCTTTCACTTGAGCCACACCAGGGAACTTTTCCACGTTCAACGAGATAACCACTCCGACTTTTTCCGCGTCCCGGAAAGATAGAACTTCGAAACGACTATGCCCAGCACAGTTCTGTTCCGCAGCCTCGCGGTATTCGAGAGACAGATTTGAAACAGAAATCGTCGGCATAGCACTCACCGTGTCCGGAAAATCAGCCGATCCATGTCCACTACGAGAGTTCCACTGCTGGTTGAATACGTCACAGTTCCTAATCCGAGTTGGTCAATCTGACAGGCTGAGAGGTCCGCGTCCGTACTGTCCTGGGCCACCACTACCCCGTCGATCAGGAATTTCAAAAAACTCCTACTGGACGAAAATCCAGCACGGAGGGTCCACTTATGATACGCCTCCTGAGCACCCGCCGCAAATACGTAGTTCGTGCTCCACACTACATCTCTTCCCGCCAACTGGACGATCGGAACATCAGCACTTCCGTTATTCCCGATGCCGACCATTGCCGCAATAGTTACCGGGGCAATCTCCACGTCCCCCAGAGCAACCCACTCATTTATTCCCAGACCGGTATGCGTCACGACTCTCGCATACAACTCCAAGTCGCACTCCGTACAAGCAGCCACGCCCTTCAGAGCATAGGCCAAATCCGGGTAAACAAATGTCAGTCGGAGATGGTGGGAGCCAGAATACGGGAACACGCCCGATGGGCTGAATAAAGAGGCTCCAGCACTTGTGAAAGTATCCCAATCGCCAAAATCTCCCGGACTCGTAAATTCGGTCGAAAACCTAACCGGGAGATCGGGCCGGATTAGTCCACTCTGCGGCACAGTAATTCCTCTGGCCCCGCTGACGGACATGAGAACCTCTCAGACCTTGGTGATGAAGCCCTCGATCACGCACACGTCCAGGTTGGCAGCGGCTCCCTTGAAGTACGGGGTCACACCGATCGGACAGGTGAACGGCGTCGAGAAGGTCTTATCCACACCGCCGTTGGCCGCGAAGTTGCCGTGGACGATATACTTGCCCGCCGCCCCGGTGTCCCCCGCGAGCAGGCTGATGTCACCCCCGTCCTCGCTGACAATCAGAACATCGGTGATGCTCAAGAACTCGTCCGCCGCCAGGGTCCGCACCGTTGTCGTGCCGGACTTGTACAGCACCAGGGCAGTCGCCGTAGACGCATCCCCGTCCGTAATCAATTCGCCATGAACAGGCTCACCCTTGCAGACCATCATTACTCGGCCTCCTTCTGGAAAGAGTCCCACAATTCGACCAGTCGATCGGCCGGGATAAAGATGGAGGCCGTCTCCATCGGCAGACCCCAGGCCAGTCCGGCTCGGGACGTAATGCCCACCACCGCCCCTCTACCGTTGAGCAGCGGTCCGCCGGACATACCGGGATACACGCCGCTATTGGTTGTCACACACTCTTCGAACGTCAGACACGTCACTCGCCCGTGGTACACCATGAAGTCCGGCGTGTCACCGAGGCCCCGACTCCACGTGTAGCCCACCGCCCGGACGTGTTCCTCCAGCCGAGCGTCGGCCAGGGCGAAGACATGATACTTCTCGCCATGCCGGGGCACCTGGAGAATGGCGACATCGT